AGCGAATTCTCTTTGTGCAGCAACAGCGATATTCATGTCAGAATCACCGGTGCTTTTCAGAAGCGAAATAATTTCTTCGCTTGGTCTATCATAAGACATATTAAAATCTCCTTTTATAATTTGTAATGTTGTGATTAAACTAATAGCTTAGGTCGCAGCCCAGTTGGAGCCATGATTAGGAAGATTAACAGATACCTTAGCATAGCCATCAGCATCTTTACGACTCATCCAACGACCAATAGCAAGGTTACCAGAAGCGACACCTTCGACAGCGGATGTGCCGATTGTTCCAGTTGTGCTAGCATAAGCTACAGCCCCAGGAGTCGGAGTACCAGTAACCATATTGGTTACAACAGTACCACGAGTCATAATAGTGACTTTACCACCCTTTTGAACTTCATCTTTGTGTTCGTTCAGATGAGTTCGTGTCAAATCTTTATTCACAACATCATTAAGAAGGATACCAACGGGAACATCTGTAGCAGCAGGTGTTGCATACTTAACGAGGTTGCCACCTTGGTCCATTGATGCACCAGAGGCAAGTTGTTTCCCGTCATACAAAGCTACACCACCACGAGTAGCAGTGCCTTCATTGTAGAAAAACGAAATATCAGTAGTTTCTACGTGTCTATCTGCTTTAAGAGCCATGTTTTATTTCTCCTATATAAGAAAAATGGTTATTTATTTACTTGTTGAGTCCACCTGAAATCCAGTCGGACAGTTCTGCTCTAGCCGACATAGCTTCTGCAGCTTCGTCTTTTTCAGCAACAACTAAAGTAGCATCTTCAGATACAACATCTTCAAATACTTCTTGAGGCGTTTCGATTGCTTCTTCGACTTCTTCTGATGCCTGTGCTTCATCTGTGACTTCTTCAGTTGTTACTTCTTCAGCAACAGTAGAACTTTTAGCAGCATACAGACTAATAACAGCATCAAAAGCTTCGTCATCTAATGCTTCAAATGAAGCAAGATTTGCTTCCGCTTCACTGGATTCCATACCAGCTTCGACAAGTGCGGCTTTACGCAAATTGTCCTTTTCGCGTTTCTTAGCTTCGTAAAGCTCAGTTTTGTTAGCAGTCAATTCTGTCTGAGATGCCTCAAGGGAGGCAGTGAGTTCACTCACTTGAGTTTCAGATGTGCTAACTTTTTCTTCCAAACTGGCGATAATCTCTTCTTTTTCCTTAACGGAAGCTTCAAGAGTTTCAATGTCAGAAGATAATGCTTCAACCTTAGCGGCCTCTGCTTTCAATCCTTCGATTGTCTCATTAGCTTGAGTAAGTTCAGATTTGATTTCACTAATTTGTTCTTCCAATACTTTGGAATCGGACATTTTTAAGTCTCCTATAAAACTAGGTGCATCAACACTAAAAGCTATACTTTTAGAATTTAAAATTATACTTCTTGGGTTAGCTGGATTTGACACCAGACCCTTTCCTGAAAATGAAATATCACGGAGGGCACGCCCTATTTTGTACCCTTCGTATTCTCCAGTGCCTCCATAGGCTCTCAAATGTTTAGTAAGAAATGCTGATTCGCTGTCTCTTGCTACTACATGTTGGTTACCCATGTCATCCATAACAGAATAATCAAAACCAGCGAAAGAACATTCCATGGAAACAAACCATTTGCCTTCTTTAATCTCAGCAATGATATTGTCCATCCTTATTTTGTTTTCTGTATCTGTCCAGCTATTATACAGCACAGCTTTGGTTATAATATCAAAACTGCTTGGAGGCTCCATTATGTCAGCAGAGATAGTAGTACCTTCACTGTCAATGACGTGACTACTTATAATATGTCCGATGATATCATTTTCATCGTGCATAAAATTAAATTGTTTGTCTACTGGAGTGTCTCGTGCTGCCCATGTGGAATCAGCCATAAAGACATCATCGTTACCATTCCAATTAGTCGATACCAGAACTGACTCAAGATAATAGAGATCAGTATTCTTGTCCACAGAATCTGAAGAAGCTATAATGGCAGCTAAAGAAAGATCTGTATCTCCTTTTTCAACAAGGAGAGCAGGACTGCAGTATGCAATCGATGCTTGGCTACTAACTGAATCAGAAATTCCGTCTTCTATTTCTCTATCGAAAATTTGTATTTTTTTCATAGTTATTACCTCTATAGAAAGTATACACGAAAAACTGTTTTTATTTAGAAATACCTCCCTTTAACCCAAAACATACTCTACGTATAGAGCGATAACTGCCTTTTTATGCTCATCTGAATTCATACTCTTTATATTTACAGCATTAGTTTTCAGCATATTATCGAAGTCTTTAGGAATGATTCGTTCAGAACCAAGTGCTATATTTATAGACTGATCAGTAACCTCCGACATAACCTCTATATTAGTAAATGTATGTAGTTTTATAGGTTCTAATCCTACAATGTCTGATTTTGTTAAATATCTTGCGTCCTTTTTACCCTTCACGCCTAAGTGTGCAGAATTGATAAGGTTGGACACTCTGTCGAAAGTATTATTAGCCCAGATAAACAGATCAGCTACTCCAGGTTTAGTTTTAGGTTTGTCACGACGAGGCTTCCTTTTTATTTCGTCCTTTTTAAATTGAGGACGGCCATTCTTCTTGTCATCTTCCATCTCATCTTCTTTGGGTGGATGGTACGGCCCTACTTTGTCTGGAGTACGATGATTTTCTGGATCTCTGACCTTGACTTCCCGCTTGAGACGCATTTTCTCGACAGCAGGAATCTCCTTAAATCTCTCCAAAATAGTCTCATGACTAATGATATCTCTGTCAGCAAGTTCTAACAGTAGCTTTTTCTCTGATGCCTCGTCTGTTAGACTCATCTGATCAAAAGTGATATGAGCTGATTTTCTAAAACCCATAGACCTTCGAACGATATCGAATTCCTTCTCCCAGAACTTAATCAATTGATCTCTACCATACTGTAGACGTTCAACAAGTGTCTTTAGGGAAATGAAATTATTAGTAAATCCACCAGACTGACCAGCAATTCCTGTAAGAGTAGGAGGAACTCCGAGACCTGCATAAATAGAGTTTAGTACAGACACATACTTTTCAGAGCCAAGAAATTTATACACTTGACTATTTGATTCTGTGTATTGTAACTCTGGTCCCCAGATAAGTTCCATAGTGCCCCCACCAGTATCTGCCGCTAAAACATTTTTAAGCTTGTCAACACCAGCTTTAGTTGGAAGAATCTTATGTTCAAGGTTTCCCAGTGTCCAAAGTCTGATATTAGATATAGCACCATCCAACGCTGAGAGATCTGCCAATCGCATCTTTTCCAGCATGATAATGTCGTCAAGAATAGCATACACAAGAGGATTCGCCCATTGCTGCCAATCATCCTTCTTGTAATAATAAACCGATAGCTTATTGTCATCTAATGGTATTCTCTTATCTTTTCGTTTTATAGCTTGTTTTATGTTTGGAGGTAAAGTATTATATGTAACCGTCGAGGACATATCTTTACTGAAATTATCCAAAAAGGCCGGTGTCTCTATTTCATAAGAAGTCCTTCCCATCATCATATTGATGTCTCCGTCCTTAACTTCAATATCTATAGGGTTGAGAAAATTATACCTCCAAGGTAATATACCCTTTTTAGTATTAGGGGCTCTCACAGTTATATCATTAGCCATACTCTTAATATGCTTAACTATTTTAGGAGTGACTTTGGCATCGCTTTTGTAGATAAATACCTGACCGGTCCTGTACAAATTGTTCAAGAATCGCTCAGACCTTTCTTTACCGTCAACCTTCTTAAACCAAGCTTGGAAAAATTTCTCTATACTAGGATTCTCGTGAACCACATCAATGCCTTGGCTACCAAAATCTCCCATTAAGTCAATGATATTTCTAATGATACCAACTTTATCGTATGCCTGCATACACATACTAATTGCTTTTTTCTTTTCCGTTGGTACTTGCTCGTGCGACCTAAAGGCATAATAATCGCTATGATTAAATCCAGGACGCACAGACTTATTTGTTTCAATATCAAGAAAATTTCTATGGCCTCCTTTTGTTTGTTCAAGGAAACTTCTACGATTACCTTTGGGTACAGCGTGATAACTATCCATTGCTTCTGAAAATTCCGCCATAGCATTTTCTTTACTAGCACTATCATTTTCATTCCAAGTTACCACAGATTGTATTTTATCTTGATCGCTCATTTGAATTCCTTAGCTATGAATAATATTGTTTTTCAATCAATTAAATTGGAATTATATTGTCTGTAGTATTATACACAAAAACCTAATATACATCCTTCATACCCTCTGTGAACCAACTTGGACCAGTAAACATCTCACCTGTAGGCTTGGCATCCGTAAATGCAGCAAAGCCTCCGTAGAATGCATAATCTGGAGCGTCAGGTGTTCTATCTATCTTTCGTGCTGCCATATTAGCCATAATTAAGGAAGAATAACGGTCCTTACGAATTTTACTTTTCTTTCCCGCAGCTACAATAATTTCTGGCGTATCCCATCTAGCACGACCAGCTTGAGTTTCTGTCATCTGGATCATAGCTAATTCATCTTTAAGCTCTTCTATTTCTACAACGCATTCTTCCAAAGTGTCATACTGTCTACCTTTTAGCTCGTCTTCTACATTAGACAATCCGACACTAATAGCATCGTAACGTGGGAAAAGCACAACTTTATCTTCGAAGTCTTTCCTTAAACCATGATTAGCTTCTTCCAACCATTCGTACCTAGCAAACTGACACATCTCAAGAATATGCAATCCACGTTCACCGTCAGTATCCTTCTCTTTGTCAGGATCTATTATCGGCCAAATTGCAACCTCGCCATCTCTAATCTTATCTTTATCATGAAGAGATTCCATAACTGCAATACCGCCACCTTGAGCATCCATAGCGACATGCACACACGGAAACAATCTCATTAAATCGCGTATTTTCCTTGCACAATAAGAATAGAAATCGTTATCAGAAACAAATCCCCTTTTGACTTTTTCTTTGTGGTCTGCACGAGTTGTGGTCCAACAATGAACAATCCTACGATGATCACCATTTAGTTCGATAACAACGATACTAAAATTGTCAACTTCGCTCGCCGGGTCAACACCGAATACATATTTCTTATCTGAGTCACCTATTAGCTTTGCTTCAAATATAATATCCTGACCAGCACTATTCTTTATAGGCTCAAGATCAGAACTGACACATGATTCTATAAGAGTACGCTTAAAGAAGCCGTGAGAGTCTCTAGTAAAGCACGCACCATACTCCATCATATAAATGCCCGCATGTACCGTAGCTTTTGATCGAGCAACGTGAGCGGCATCCATGAAGCCCTCTGGAAGCAATTCGAATGGAATGCGTATAATAGAATATTGAGTCCAGTCGAATTCTTTCGGTGGATCTTCTCCACCAAATAATTCTCTTATCTTGGCTTTATTGCCACGACTGGATATTATACCCTTCCACTTTTTCCAATAAGTCGCAAAATGATTAAAATCATAATAAGCGGTTCCAGAAAGTACAATCTGATTATCCTTACTGTCTAAATGCTCATCATCGTTATCTAATTTAATACCTAACTCTTTAGCTTTTTTTCTTGCCGCTATCCGTTGCACATTACCAATCGGTTCAGCCTTAACAACACCGAAACCAGCCACAACCGTTTCAAAGATATCACGAGGAATCGATGCAAATTCGTCAGCAAGGATATCGTTTGCTCTTTGACCACGGATCTTCTGACCATCACCAAGTGGTAAACAAGTTACTCTACTGTCATTGAGACGCATAACGCATCGGTCTGTTTCTCTTCTGGGACCGCTATTGGAATCACAAATACTCCGCAAGATTGGAGAATTATACCATATAGTCTCCATATACTCAAAGAGAACTTTAGACTGTCTAAATGCAGCACCGACCACAACAACCTTACGATTTGGTAATAATATACATCTTAAAATTGCATACAAAGATAAGATAAAAGACTTGCCAAATCCTCGTGAAGCAATTAACATAGGGAATTTTCGATTCCACATTTCATTCAACATCAATGCTTGTGACGGTAGAATCTTAATATTAAACATATGATAACATATAAAGGAAAAGTATTCTGGTTTTGATAATAACCAAGTTACCTTTAAATGAAAGTCATCATCGTCTGGCGATATAATAGACATAGGATTGAATATATCCCTTTCAGGTATATCCAACCCCAACCAAGCATCGTTGATGTTAGTTAATTTACTTTCCTTCATTTTTTACACTATCCAAATCATACTTATTATCCAACGTAGAATCTGCAAAACCATGATCTACAGCACCACGAGCACTGAGATACCAATCACCGTTTTTCATTTTCCTCATTATGTAATTTCTAGCCTTCTCAATTGTGCCACCTTTATAATTCTCTTTAAAAACCTTAGATTTAATAAAAACATTTGAATATATGTCTAACATTATATCACAACAATATTTATCGTACTTGTTTGCCGCCTGTACATCAAGATAGTTACCTTCATAACCGCCGTTACCATAATGTGACATAAAATAAGAATGAGAAGTCATAACACGATTGTCTGATGCCTGTAAAATAATACTACTCATAGATTCAGCCTGCCCATAAACAACAGTAGAAACAAATGATTTACACATCATTATAGCATCATACATAGCCATTCCACTTTCCCATTCACCTCCCACACTAAACATATGTATAAGAATAGGCTTGCTGTTGATACTATCAAGTGTTCGTATGTTCTTAATAAACTTGGAGGCCATCTTATATTCGATACCCGGATCTTCTTCCTCGTTACCAACATGACTATGAAGATATATCTCACGAGATTTAATATTTATATTATATGAGTGTATATCGCCTATAGTATCAGTAGTCTCCATCATTTTTGCCTCCCAGTTGTATACTTTTCGTTTATTCTTTTGAATAAGCTATTAGCATATAGAAAAGCATTATTCTTGTCACCACAAAAGACAACATGGACATCATCATGTACTTGAAATTCCATTAATGTTCGTAAAATATATTTTCCAGTTATCTTCACACTGCTCTTGTTTGGTATCCTTGTATCTTGCGGAAACTTCATAAGATCTTCTAAAGTAAATTCTAAGAGAATAAACCTATGAGGAAATTCTTTCATCCTTTCGATCTCTGCAAGAAACTGTTTTTTCTTCTTGCCAAAGTTTATCGCTACCTCTTCAACACAACCCTTTCGTTCTATGCAAATTTTATCTTCTAGCCCAACTAAGGTATAATCACCAGTATCTAGCTTACGTACAACCATTCCTAGACATTTATCAAATTTACTAAAATGATAGCCCTCTCTTTCTCTGGTGTCGCGTATAACCGTATAATCTGGAGCTTTAGCCATTACTGTTCAATCTAACTAAGTCCATAAAAAGAGGTTCGTAAAGATGTTCGTCTTTAGTAATTTGTTTGTGACATTGATAACACAATGTAATCCCATTATATTCATCAAATCTTAAATGGGGTGCGGATGACCATTTTCTAATATGATGAGCATTCAATCGTTTTTTACGGCCACAGGATGGCATTTGACAAGTAAACTTGTCCCTCTTGAATACTCTCAGTCTCCACTCTTTATATACAGGGTCATTATAATCTCGTGTCATTAACCTTCCTCTACATGTTTGATCTTAATATCATCTAGTATCTCTCTAACAAAAGTTAGAGTTTTCTTATTTTTCTTACTCTGTTTCGTAAGAATCTTGGCTAATTTAGCACTAGCCTTAAAACATGCATCATCTGGATCATTAGCGGTAACAAAGATAATAGGACTTACAGTGTTAAACTCATACAGTTTATATTTATTAATTCTACCCATCACTATGGCTAGACACATATGTACTTTGTACATCTTCATTGTTAGTCTGATCTATTGTACACAAGATGGAACCTTGGCATATGTATTATCAATGTCATGATCGACCATCATTGTTACTAAGTCTTCAAAAGAATGCGTTGGTTGCCAATTGAGAAAACTACGTGCTTTAAAATTGTCACCTTTGAGATAATCAACTTCCGCTGGTCTATAAAATTCAGGGTCTATAAATACATATGGTGACCAATGCTCTAACCCAGCATGATTAAATGCTATTTCTAAAAATTCTCGTATATTATGGGTCTCACCAGTACAAACAACAAAATCATTCGGTTTTTGCTGTTGCAGCATCATCCACATCGCCTCTACATAATCACCAGCATATCCCCAATCGCGAAATGAGTCTAAGTTGCCTAGACGTAATTTTGGAAAAGAATTTTGTTCACCGGAATAGTATAACATTTCTACATCGTCATTCCAGCATTGTTTGGAAAGACGCTCTGCCGGAATACCATGAAAAGCTAACCATTCTACAAACTGACCAATCCATTTGGTTATTTTACGGGTTACAAAATTTTCACCTCTACGTGGAGATTCGTGGTTAAACAAAATACCACAGCTTCCATGTATATTGTAGGCTTCTCTATATAATCTTACAGCTTGATGAGCAGCAACTTTAGCGATAGCATATGGCGATTGAGGTAAAAAACGAGTCATCTCGTCTTGGTATTTATTCTCATAAACTTCACCGTTCATATCTTTTGGAAGTCGGATATCGTAGCTATCTCCAAACATTTCGCTGGAACTTGCTTGATAAAACCGTGCATCTAATCCAACATCGACGATACTTTGTAGGATGTTCAGACATCCCTTCCCGGTAATATCCCATGTGGCTCCAGGCTGACTAAAAGAGACTCCGACGTGAGATTGGGCGGCAAGATTGTATATCTCGTTTACATCGGGGTGGGCCTGAAAGATACCGGTGATACTAGAAACATCTGTAACGTCTCCGATCACGGTGTTAAACCCCTCGATATCCAGCAGATGCTTGATACGCTCGGCATTGTTTACACTGGATCGTCTGCAAACACCAATGACTTGATAATCTTTTTCTAATAGTAACTCCGCAAGATAGCTGCCATCCTGTCCCGTTACTCCGAATATAATTGCTTTCATTCGTTATTTCTCCAGCCTTATAGGTCCGTATCGTAATCAAAGTTATGAAAATCCAGTATATATTTGTCTCTTACCTTACTCATCACTTCTTCTACATTATAGAAATCCTGATAGCGATAAGGCTTATTATTATTAAGTATAGGTAAAGATAATTCTATTTCGTTATTGGCCAGTTTGATGGTAAGCCTAGTGTCTGTGCTGATATCTTCGAACCTGCTTATATTATTTAGCTGCACATCTTTACGAATACCTGTTAGAAACTGATATTGTGGCTTGAAATGGATGGGCCACCCCTTGTCGAATATCGAATCAAAATCAGGACCGAGAACGAAATCCTGAAAGTTATCAATATTATGCCGATTACTACCTATCCATTTAGAAAGAATAGTATAGGCTGTAGGGTATTTATCCCAGTGGTAATCTCCTAGATTTCTAATTTTCTTTACATTATATAGGAAAGCTGAGACAAACCGGCTGTAAGGATTGCGACAAATACCAAACGAATAGTAATTTTCCCATAGGCGATCAGTTTTCTTACTAAGTATTTCAATGTTATGATGCCAGTCGTTACATTTCCAGTCGTTTCCTTGTTCCTGTAGTAGCAATTTGACCGAAGTCCCTGCGGCCTTTGGGTTATGAACAAAAACCGTCTTAAACTTCTCTGATATCATCGCCTTCCCCATAAAAAACCGTCTCATGATTTAAAAATGGCTGATCAACATCGCCGTCATCATATTTATGAAATGATCCAAGGCGAGCCTTCTCTTTTTCCATAGCAAGCCTCATCTTTTCCATCTCTAAACCGTAATCCCTCATTGTCTCAGGATTACTGATAAGAAACGAAAGCCAACCAGTGAAACTTTGGTTACTATCCTCAAGTCGCTTAACCCGTTGTTCTCTAGTGGCCTTCATTTCCTTCAGCATCTTGTTCTTCTTGTCCTGCAGATCACGGTAATCCCTACCCAGTGCTTCTGTAGCAGCCTTTAGGGATGCCGCCTGCCTTTCCATGTTGAAAAGCTGATCTCTATCCTGATCCTCGTTCCTCCTTTCCTCTGTAATTCGAGCTTCCAAGGCCCGTACTTGTTCTAAATTATCCTTACTCGAAGATAAAGAACGGTTCATCAATAAGTCCAGTTTGATAAGGTCTACCACCTGAACCTCTTCCGTTGGAATAACATCGTCCTTAAATTGAGCAATTATCCTTGACCAGTGGTATCTGAAAAGTTCCAGTTCTTCTTCCGTAAACTGCTCCTTAATATTCGACCAATATGGACGGTCTTCAAGTTGATACGCCGCCTCTTCTTCTCCAGACAAACCGATTTTAAATTTTCGTTTAATGAACTGTTGTACACTATCGGGATCTCTGTCAAGCTTCTCCGCAATCTCAATATGAGACATTAGAGACAGGTTATCCTGTATATACTGTTCCTCTTGTTTGGATATCCTACCTTTCTTCATAATAACCGTTATCCTCTAAGATGATTTTAACCGTCGCCTTAATATATTCTTTGCGAGCAATCGAAACGTATACGTCATTGATCATTTTGAGATAATCCATCCTCATAGAAGGTGGTAAATCGCGATTAATAATGCCGATCATATCTTTCATATCAACATTATAACCGTCATCATCTAAACATGCCTCTTCCAGACTCTCTTCGTTGTCTAACTGTGCCGGTTGAAAGAGCTTGATACGTTGAGGACAGTCACTAGTAGTAAAATGGTTATCTCTTACAAAATTCTTCAGGCGATTCGAAAGGTTAACCGATAAGAAATTTTCTAACTTCCTCGTATTATCATAACGATGCAATGCATCCATGCAGATAATAAATGCCTCTTGCTTAATATCATCGACCGTATAACCGTAAAAAGTATAACGCGGTGCAATACGATTGACCACTATCGTAATTTGGTCAATCACTTCTTGTTGTGTCATACCTTCTGGAACTCGCATCATAAATTACTCTGTTTATCTAGCTAGTTGGGGTAGTGGTGACACTACGCCAACCTAGCGACGTAAAGATTTCCAGACAGTCAAGCCCATCATTATAATGTAAAAAGCCGGGCTGTGGTTTTGATGGTCTAGATCCGGGTCGTGCATATATGTGTCTACAAGTTAAGCGGTTTTTTACTTCGAATTTATTAGTAGCGAGGACTAACGGTTTTTTCCATTCCTTTATGGCAGATACAATACGGTCATCGGTTAAGATAGTCCGCAACTCCGCCCCGTCAATAGATTGGATCTTGTCATTAAGCCTGCCAAGGACAGAGTTGTCCTCAAGCTCAACGGGCGTTGGATCGAATCTCTCAACACTACACAGGACGGAGTTGGGGGTGACTAGTGCTTCACGACATGTCTGTGGTATATAAGAACTTACTACAAAATATTCGGTTTTTTGTTTAAATTTGACGGGCTTGTTGTCTACAATATGTCGTGTACTGCCCATTTTGTGATTAATAAAGGTGGACGCAAACTCGCGTTTAAAAGCTGTTTTATCGCCACCATACGTATAGATTTCTCCGATTCCGGTTTCAGACTGAAATGGACTACCATCCTCATCATATATTGAAATTTGGTAAAAGAAATTCTGACCTTCTGGCAACTGAGCTATGCAGAGTTCGTCAATACCTATGGGGATTTCACATCCGGTTTTCTCAAAATAGGAGCGATCTAGGATCTCGAAGTCCTCACTTTGGGGAATCCTCCTACAGGGAGATACTAAGTCGGCTTTACACATAACATTATGCATCGGTCGCTTTGCTCCCTCGATCATCAGATGCTGGAGTGTCTAAAAGAGATGCTAATGAGCGGTCTTCCTCACTAAGCTCCTCTAGGATCTCCTCGTTTAACTCCGCAGTGGCTCTAGTAACTAGGGTAGTCTCACACACAAAAGGGGCAGCTTCGCTACCATCCACAGATTCTGTATTTTTCATATCAACACCTCGTTATATTGGTTCTGTTTATGTAGGGAGCTTGCTCCCTACCTATAATATACACCAGAAGCCACTTTTGGTAAATATATTTCCCGTTTTTGGGAAAATAGTTGCAAATAACTCGGCTACGCCTCGACAACAGGGGCCGATAGGGGTAGTTTCGATAGTACATTTACATTGAGGCTTTTGAGAAGTGTGTAGACCACCCCCCGCAAATTGCCCAGCCAGCCTACCTTGCCAGGAGCCACTAAAACCCCCACCCTACCTAGACTACCAAGCTTACCAAGCTTACCAAGGTTAACTTCTCAACAATGGGGACGTTATTCTTAGCATGGGAGCGACAACGGAGCGGCGACTATTGAGACTGAATCTCAATGAGGACGATCTTAAGAATCTGGTGAATTGTTATCTTGCAATGGGTGGCAGAATGTCGATAATGAATACAGACGCAAGACAAACAACAAACGAGGAAACAACAATGATCAACAGCGTAACATGCGACGAAACCGGGTTTACAGTCAAGATCGGAGATTCAATCATTCTTGACGATTGTGGATACAGAACGGCGACTATCGTCGATATCGATCAGAATTCATCGGTCGTCAACATCGACACAAGCGAGACTCCGCTGCTGACTGCAGAGGATAGTGATGGTGAACAATGGCCTTGCACGATAAACAACATCAGCAATTAAGGAACGAATCAATGGCAATCAGCGAACAAACCAAACAGGCAGTATTGATCCGGGACAATTGCCGGTGCCGATCCTGTGGATTCTCAGACAGTCTGACGATGGAGATCGACCATGTTAAGCCACGTAGTTTGGGCGGTTCAGACGATCTGGACAATCTGCAGGCTTTATGCTCGTTCTGTAACAATACGAAGGGTAACGTCGAAATCGAAGCCCTGGCAATTCAGGCACCTTTGGCACTTAGCGAAGGTTTCGGCGATCGGCATGACGTAACCTGCAACCGGATAGAATTCAAGCAACTAGTGGCTGACGTTCGAGGCTGGCAGATTGAAGAACTGGCGAACCAGGCACGAACCTGGAAACAGGCAGGGACCAGGGGATTGACGATCCGGAAACGTCTGGACAAACTGACAACATCCGGAATCGTCGAAGAGATTCTTTCAACCATTCGCTAAGGCACCACACTACGGGGCAGGATTGTTCCTGCCCCACACTCTCCTCAAAGGAAAACGACCATGAACACAGTTTACATCGACCAGAACCAGGCAGCACGATTCGCAGCACCATACTTTGCAGGTGGTCGATTGGTAGTGGCTGCTGACGCACTGCTGAACAGCAAAGGTGGCTGCGGATACGACGCTCCCCATACTGAACTGCTGACCGGATACGGACAGGCTACGCTTGTTCTGACTCGTGCCGAATGGGATCAACCAGGATCCTGGACAATCAGTCAAACCATGACAGACCCGGTGGCAATTGCGGTTCATCGGGGAATGAAGGCGGGAGACTCTGTGGCGTTCTCGTACAATGGGAAGGATAGGCAGGGCAAGGTGGTTCAGGAACCTTGGGAAAGCAAGACAGGAAGCATAGTCTGCCGGGTTGAGTGCATCGGGGAAGAATACCCGAAGACGTTCACAGTTGACAAAATGGAATTCGCCCCACTTTGTCAGAAATAGGAACGGCTTCCTATTCCTGGGAATCTGCCGATTGAGACTCAGTCTCAATTCGGCTTTTCTGGGGGATTGAGATTGAGACTCAGTCTCAATTGGATTGAGATTGAGACTCAGTCTCAATGCGGGTGAGACACGGTGTGTCTCACCCGACCCTGTCGGGTGATGTGTATAGCCAGCGTGTCAGCGAGAAATCAACGTAAACCCTTACCAGCAAAGGACTTACGACGCGAAGCCCGGCCCCGTGGACATAAACCCTTACAGGGCAACGACTTACGTCAATATTGGAGAAATAGGGATATTCTCACTAATAGAATGGAATTCCCATTATTGACAAACCACGATATTGGGGTAAAAACTATGTAACATTTTCTGAGTTTTGACGCTATAGTATATAGAGAGACGAAACAACCACTAACATGAAGGAAGCAACACGATGGGAAGAAACTCACTACAAAGCGTAACGTGCGACGAAATAGGCTGGACTGTCAAAGTTGGTGACAGGATCATCCTGGAAGACTGGGCCTGTCGCGAAGCGGTTATCGTTTCAATCAATCCCCTGGACAGTTGTGTCGATATCGACACAAGCGACACTCCGCTGATCTGGGCGGAATGCGACGAAGGCGAACGGTGGCCTTGCACAATCAACAACATCACGGACGAAGGAATCGCGGATGAGACGATCACATTGCCAGGGACGAACATCGATCATCTGTGGAGTGTTGGCAAAGCTCTGAACAAAATCATCAATTCTCTGTAAATCGTCACACTACGAGGCCGGGAACGTTCCCGGCCTCATCACTCAACTCAACAGGAAGCAACAACAATGGACAAGATTATCCGAGACAATCAGGCAGCGTTCAACGCAGTCCATGCGGGGGACTGCCTGTCAAATCATGACAAGTTGTATCAGGCATTGTACGATCATTTCGCTGGCAATGGCGACATGCCATATGGCACCATGAAGGCCAGAACAGGCGACCCCATCGAATGGATCATGGAACAGGTTTGGAACTAGGTTCAAGACACAGGAAGCAACAATATGCTGATTGATCTGATAATTGCCATTAGCGGGATTGGATTCCCATTGTTGGGAATCTACCCGCTTTGCCGAAAGTAGCCTTGACAAGGGAAGGGTAAGACACGGAGTGTCTTACCCGACCCTGTCGGGTAATGTGTATAGCCAGTCAGCCAGCAGTCAGTGAGAAATTGACGTAAACCCTTACTGTCAAACGACTTACAACGTGAAAACCGGCCCCGCGAACGTAAACCCTTGTACGGCAACGACTTAGGTCAAAAACCAAATTTCTTAATAATAAGGGCGACATTCTTGTTTATGGGATCTTAAAATAATCACGGATTGTTGTATTGCAATCCGTCCCAAAATGACGATAATACACGTATGACAAACAACAACACGAAGGAAAACAAAATGACAAACACCCCTGAACAATTCATCGACATTATTAACCGATGGTCGATCACCCTGCGATGTGCCGGTTCAACTGCCGCATATTACATGGCAAAGAAAAACGCAAACGGTCGTGTTCTGGTTAAAACCTCAAAATCCCTTTCCTACATCAAAAGAGCGTGCCGGGCTTGACAACAATCGGCCATTAATTAGAATACACACTCACAAACACAACACGAAGGAAAACAAAATGGGCATCCCACTGACTTTTTTCAACAACGAAACAGAAACCAATATCACTCTCAAGCGTGGCGAAGCTATCGCACTTGAAGACGGCACACAAGTAATCATCGAAGCACTTTCCGGGACGGGAAATGTCTGGTTTACACTGAACAAAAATTTCCAGTGTGTTGATTTCAAGACAGTCACAAAAATAGCTTAAGGGTAACAAAAATGTACGCGGTTTTTCAAATCGGAAAAAAACAAGACTACCGAACGACGATCTACATGGAACAGAATGAGGCATTCAAGGCAATGACAGAAATGCAGTTGCACAATCCTGACACGAAATTCGAGATCCGGCAGTTCTCTCATGTTGAGAAATTGACCGGAAAACAGGCTTGACAACAATCGACCATTGATTAGAATGCACGCTCACACTCAAAAGGAACAACCATGACAGTCAAAACCGTTTACCTCGACAAGTACCAATCAGAAAAATTCGACGCACCATACTTCAAAGGTGGGCAGTTGATCGTCGCTGCCGATACATTGCTCAACAGCAAAACGGTGGGATACGATGCCGAACACACTGCACTACTTTCCAAGTTTGCAGGGAAGACTTTGATCCTGAACAGGAATGAGGAAGACGCACCGGGTTGGTGGTTCTTCAGTGCCAAAAATGTACTTCAGGCTTGACAACAATATGATAAGGACAAAAACGATGGACATTGAAACGGCACAATTCAATTCACAAAATGCAGAATTTTGGGTGTACGAAACCAGTTTTCACGGTCGCCGATCCGGTGCGATTGGAATCAGTGACTGGTTTCAACATACGATCACATCCGACACAAAATTGACATACGATGAGGCAGAGCTGAAATTGTACGATAATTTTGAAAACATTATGTTTTTCAAAATCAATAAATCTTATAAGGAAACAGCATGAAAACCGCCGACAGTATTGTAAACTTGAACGGATGGGAGTTTGATCTCTCGACTTACGAAAATCGGGATGATTTCACCCACACGATTTGGCACGATGTTTTCATTCATTATGATGACATTGGAACCACTGAATATGCTGTTGCCGCAGCGAATCGCGTGGAATCCGCCGCGAAAGTTTTATGGGATATCAACCAATGATTGCGGTTTTCTCAATTGTGGGAATCTTTCTGTTTGCTCTTGCGTTTTCTTGGGCGATGGCGGAAGCCGTCGCGATACTGGCGGAGATTTTTACCTAAACCCTTATCACTTAAGCACTTAGGACGACGGGGCGGGCCGGGCCGACGTAACTGCTTACAGGCTAACGACTTACGGCAATAACTTAAATTAGCAGAAAACTTGGGGAATAACTATTGACCACGGAATAGAATGCCGATAATATACGTATCGGGTTACAATTCACTTTTTTGAGGAAGCAACAATGTACGAGACAGCCAATTATTCTCTCGAATACTACCGTTACGAGTGTGATGATCTGCTGGAATACCTGCGGGTATCTGACGAGCAACTTGACCAGTGGTATGAGGAACAACTTGAAGACGTGAACGCAGAACTTCAGACCGTTGCCGCCTAACATCCCACCACCAGCCGCCCTCCGGGGCGGCTATCTTTGTGTCCAATCGGACCCTGTCCGATAATGTCTGCAGTCAGCGGGTCAGCGGTCAGCGGGCCAGCGGTCAGCGAGAATTTTATAAAGGAAAAATAATGGTTGAAGCGATAATACAGCTTGTAATTATGCTAGCAATTTTGTATGGCTGTGTATTCCACAGTTCAGGGACTACTCTGGCTTATGTACTTTGTGCGGCTTGGATGTTGACAATCATGGGTTCATTGCGTATATTTATGAGTGCGATCAAAGACATTATTGGCTATCACGAGGATTAATTAAATGACATTTCGACGTTCTGAAGCTGTTACACAGGATTACAACAACGGCAAGCAATTAGATCATTTTGCTTGGCCCGGCGGATATCAGATGTTCTATTATGTTCACGCGGATAATGAACATATGCACTGTTGTCCAGACTGTACAAACAAAAAAGAATTTGAAGATGTAAACCGCGTCGAAGCGTTTATTAACTGGGAGGATCAAAATCTCACTTGCGATGTGTGTGAACAGAATATCCCAGCATCTTACGGTGAAAATCAGCCTATAAATTGACATAAGACCCGGCCCCCTTGCTGTCTCAGTGTCTGTTGGTCTATTCGAATGCAAAAAAGACCGGGTGGGAGTCACACCCACCAAAATACAGATGTTGAAGGGTATAAAAGCCGGGTAGGATCTCGCAACCCCTGTTGCCGTAACGACTTACGGTAACGGGGCGGGTCGCGAAGACTTAACCCCTTTGATACTAAGGACTTAGGGCAATTTCAAGAAACTTTCTGATTATTATCGAAATCGGAGGACTTGGCGTTGCAATCGTCCGATCTAAAGAGTACAATGCACGTACAGGAAACAACGACACAAGGACTGATGGTCTGAATTGCAGTTCCCTCAAATCACTCCATAATCGTGCTAGCCCGATTTTTGCGACATTCTCTGATACTTGGTACATTTCAGACATAATCAGTTCTATCCATGTCAATTGCGTGAAACTAAAGCAGCCGCCGAAGTGATCGTAATTTGTTGCTGGCGTGGATTTCACTGTCCGGGGCACCGGAATAACAGTGAGTGAGAGAAATAGCTTGATCACTATTTCTTACCAGCTCTTAATATCGCTCGCCAGTCCTTTGGTGTTATTTGTTGAGTTGCTTCCGCAAATGACCCAAGGGACCGGTTTTTTTATTGGAATAATAATGCAAACTACAATACTATACAAGGCATTCCGTCCAACCACGGAAAGCATTATTAAGGGAGAAATACCGGAAGAAGTTGGTACTGATCCAGAGGACTGTACACAGTGGATCGGAGAAGAATACGATTGGCAATTCATCCCACTAGAATTCAAAGTGATGAAATTAACAGGAAAAGATATTACGTAAGTCCTATGGTGCCAACAGTTTAGGGCACTAAGACCGGCCCCGCCGACGCAAACCCTTTGACAACAACAACTTACGTCAACTTTCTTTATTTGCCATAAACTACAAGAAAAGGTATTGCAATTCTTGGCGATTTGACGACAATACTTGTATCTGGTTTTTTGTGTTTTTCAAGGGAAGCAACGATGAATAGTTACGACGAAGTCCAGTGCGAAGAGGTTTCAATGGCTCAACTGTGTTTCAACATGGAGGAAATGGCTTTTATGCAAAAATGGATGGAAGAGCAGGAACGCGAAGCACAAAAAGAACTCGACGAAGTATCTGACCGGGAATTTCAAAACTCAATTATTGAAAGGCTGTAGTACAATGGCGAACTGTCTGAAACGTTGGCAAGAGTTTAGAGTTGTTGAACATCTCCGAAAGATGGATGTGACGGGCATGACTGCACAAGAGGTTGTGGACCTTTTGCGTTGTGAATTAGATATAAGGCTATCGGACTCGACTCAATTACTAAGATTAGCTAAAGACGCTGAGATTGAACTCAATCTCTTAAAACCCAAAAAAGAACAACGAGTCTACCCCAGTGGCAAAGCAAGAAGTGAAGATAGACCTACGGTCCTTGCGGCTGCTATTGCAGACCAAGAACAACGATTTCAGTTGCTGCTGAGTAACTTAGGTATCGATATAGGCATGGATACGCAGTACCAACAGCCAGAATACCTCCGTAGACTGGTCAAACAAATCGAATCACGGTCATTTGTTGATAAGTACTCACAAACATTAGTAAGAGAGGAATCATGAGCAAAATCAAAACCAGTGCAGCTACTCGCGTGTTTCTGAGGAAATTTGCACACTCAAGAAAAACGGACATTGCTCATTTTATAGCAGGTGCAAACATGGTGTTGCGTCACTTGTCCGGCAATAGCGAAGATCCAATGGAGATCGACGCGGTTACAGAGGATGGAATGACAAGTGTCTTTCTAGTTTATGGCGAATGGATAACCGCAGAGAAAGCACACTTTCCCAGTTTTGAATATCTTGACTGGGGTGGACAAATGCCGCCCGTACCAATTGGTGGACCTGTTCGGGAGTCTTATCCAATCCCAGCCGATTGAGCTGGGGTGAAGGAAATGACGTAAACCCTGTTGTCGCAATGAGTTGCGGCGACGGGGCGGGCCGCGTGAGCGTAAACCCTTTGGCAATAACAACTTACGGCTATTTTGATAACCTTTTGAATTTATGGCGAAATAGATGGTCTAGAGCTTGTCATCTGTCGATGATAATGATAGACTACCCGCGTGGCAAGTGTAAACAACATGGGAGCAACAAAATGCACAAGATGTACTACAATGATGGTTTGGATGTATTCATACACATCTTTGGAGATCGTTCCGCAAGCGTCAAAGTATGGTCTGATATTGTCAGTACATACGTAGAACAGGACGGAAGGAATCTGGCCGCTAGGGCATTGAAGGGCATGAGAATTAAAAACATCGACATTAAACAAGATCGTCTCGCAACTGCATTGAGACCATTGGGACGATAATTATGGATTGGGAAACACGTAAACATAATATCTCAGAGGAAGAATTAAACATGCCTGTAAATGGTGCGGCGGCTATTGCTGAAGCGGCTGAAAAAGCATTTCACCGCTATCAAATTGTAACTCTGCGTCACTTGTCCGGCAATAAGTGGGACGACGTTTGCGAATACTTAGCAGTTAAAGACACGCAAACTGAAAAAATTATCTGTACTGAGCCTACGGAATTCGTAGTGTATCCAGAATGTGCATACGTACAATCACAAGATGAGCACGGCAGGACTTATCTGGAAACAATTTGCAAGGCATTAAACAATGAGCACTGAACTGATGACTGCTAAAAATTCCAGCGGAACTATTTCAATGACTGGTTATCATCGGGACAACAAAAGACGTTTCCAGCTTACAGTGTACGGTAAAAGTTACGACAGCAGAGAAATCCCACGTGTAGCGTATGTCGAAGTCGATGCCGAAACAATCGCCAACATGCAAAGATGTGTTGACGAATATCGCGAACTTTACCCTGACTCGGAGGATTAAAAATGATGGTAACGGGCAGAACGTACATTTCAGAAACCGGCAAGGTGTTTATTGATCACGACATCTCTTACATAAAGGATATTAAATGGCTAATTGAAAGTGAGCACTGGGCTGACATCAAGTTTGAGATCCCGCAAACGCATGGATCAATTAAAGGTAAACAGGTTGACGTTGTTGAGTCTTTTATGCTATCATTCGAGAACGTTGAGGCAGTCGAGAAAATGATCAACGGACTGTTGGAAGTTGCTAATTTAATTCACGAACGAGAAAAGGAAACCGCACAATGAGTGATCCCACTGAAACAATCCGCCGCGAAATGGTGCAGGAAATTAATCACGTTCCAGGTAGTCGCCCAGCATTAGTCGAAAAGTACGGCCAAGTGTGGAATATGGAAGAGATGCGAGAGGATTTTGAGACACTGGGTTTCATAGCTCCGTTCGTGAGTGTCCGACGTAAGTCGGATGGCAAAGAGGGCACATTGGTTTTTCAACACGATCCACGATACTATTTTAGTTTCAAATAGGGAATGAGATAATGGAAATTACATGTCATAGTTGTGAGACAGTTGTAGACGTTCCAGTAAAAGATGAAGAATTTCAGGCTTGGAAGGGCGGTAAACTCATTCAGGACGCAATGCCAAGTTTGAACAAGGATGACCGAGAAATGTTAATATCCCGCACTTGTGTTAAATGTTGGGATGATATGTTTGGAGAAGATGATGGGTAAAAGACAAATGAACACAGTAGAAACTATAGCGGTTTGGATCGGTTTAATAACCGCTATAATTTTCACATGCATATCAACAGGTTAATAATCGTCCTAAGTCCTAGCCCCGCAAGGGGTTAGGGCGAGGGGGCCGGTTTTTTTGACGTAACCCGTTGGTATGTATGGACTTACGTCAATTTATGTGTATAATAGTGGGCTAATGGACAAGTGTCCAATCGGACCTTGTCCGATAATGTTTATAGCCAGCAGTCAGCGGTCAGCGGTCAGCGGGTCTTGACGTTGGGAGTAGTTTATGGTACAATGGAGGTGAAAGATGAAAAGTAGAGTAGCGGTGAATCAGCAGAACGCGGATATTTCTGTTGGTTCTAAACTAAGTATTGGGAAAGTTGTCAAGATTCGTCACGATGGTGTCGATATTGAAAACAAGGGTAATGAGTTTTTTGTTTCTAGGCAAGCTATAGAAAGGGTTTTTGAAGATGATCGTACAAGTGACAAAAAGAACGACGATGGCTGAGATTATGTTGCACCTTGAAGTGGGTGACGATGTTTCTGGTCTGAAGTTGAAGTATCCACTACACGGGAAAAGGAATATACTGTGTGACCTAGAAGGTAATGTTGAAAAGGTTGGAAGAGGTCCGAATGGGTGGTTCGTTACCGTAAAGAAACCTAACGGACATTTTCGATCCTACAGTGAGAAAAAACTTGTGAGATTCTAATGAAAACGTTCATTCGTAATTGTTCAACCGATAGAAGAATAGCTTGGCTAATCGATCCAATGAAACCGATTGAGGTTTACAAAAATCTCAATCGGAATTGTTGGTCGGTACGTCAAGACGGCATTGTTAGGTTGCACACTCACGCAATAGCTTTAGAACAGTGCCAATTCAAAGTGAGCGAAGCGGGACGGCAACGAGTCCTGAGAGAAAAACGCAAAAACGTTCACGCCTTTATCAAGGGCATCTTTATAAGAAAAGGTGATCTTGTGAAAGGTGACAAGGTAACCTATGATCCTTACAAAATGTCTACGTTTAGACATCTCGGAGGACCGTGTCATACTATGAACGCTGTGATATTGAATACGGCGGGTGTGTACGAACTTCTTACTCATCCTTATCCTGTGGAGAATTGAGATGAGAATTTTAATAATTGCTGGTTTACTATTATTGCCGGGCTGTAAAGTTATAAGCTCATTTGCAGTAGATCATCATTTCCATCATGAAGATACGCAAGGCAGGGCGGAAGTCCACTTTGAACATTGTTTTTAGGACGACGTGATGAAAGACATTATTGTAGAGTTTTCCGGCTGGGTTCGACTATCGCCTGCGAATGCTAAATTCGTCAAAATTGGAGAGCCAACAATCCTGCATCAGATGGGAATTGATCCCAACAAAGACGAACGTCCTGATATGATTACCGGCGTGGAATGGCAGAACCTCGACGATGACGATCAAGGTGACTACATCTTGGAAGATGTGATTGCTGCTCAACGCGATTGCGACGACGGCGACTATCAGCAGATAGACTGGTTCGTGGATGATCCGCCGTAAACCCTTTGCCCGTAACGACTTACGACGGCAAGGCCCGGCGGGCCGACCTAAGCCCTTTGCTGGTAACGACTTAGGTCGAAACATACAATCTGGACAGACTGGTCTTGAGTGTTTTAACGCATTATGCTATAATGGGAGGTTGCAAGTGAAAATCCCGTAAATTTCAAGATTAGGTAAAAGTATGTTCTCGAAGGCCAACGTAAAACTGCAAGAACTCGCGAAGCATCCTGATTTACAAATATTTTTACAAAATCGTCGCAAAATTTACTCTTTCGACTTGATTTCTGGTCATTCTTGTCCCTTCGCTGAAACGTGTCTGTCAAAAGTTAAGATTATTAACGGGCGGCGTAAAGTTGTGGACGGTCCAAAAATGGAGATCCGGTGTTTCTCAGCGTCTCAGGAAGCACTGTTGACAAATACGTACAACAAACGCCTAAACAATTTTGAAGCATTGAGACATAAAACCACTGATGAAATGGTCGCGATAATTTCCGACATAATGCCGCACAATCTCGGAATCGGTCGCATTCATGTAGCTGGTGATTTCTTTAATAAGAAATATTTCCGGGCGTGGATTCAGGTTGCTATTCTAAACCCTGACCGCCTGTTTTACGCCTACACAAAGAGCCTACCCTACTGGCTGGAGAATCTGGGAAACATCCCAGACAATCTGATTTTGACGGCATCCTATGGTGGGCGATGTGATAACCTGATCGACCAACTCAACCTACGATCTGCGATTGTAGTCTATTCATACGAACAGGCAGAAAAACTAGGTTTGGAAGTTGACCACGACGATTCCCATGCAGCAAACCCATTGACCAAAAACGAGGACTTTGCTCTAATGATTCACGGTATTCAACCGGCAGGCAGTGAAGCCGCCGCAGCAATCTCTACCCTTAAAAGGAAAGGAGAGAAGTTTTCCTACTCTAGATAGAAAGGAGAAGGATGGCCGCTATTTTGTGTTTGATTATGTATGTTGTGTTAACATACTATTTCGACCCTTAGATTAGGAACGGAGGCGGGGATGAAAATCCCCGCTTTTATTATCATGGATTACTACGAAGCGTGCGAAGCCATTGTATCCCGTCGTGAAGCACAATGGGAACTTGAACAACATGACGCGACATTTGAAGAATTCGTATTAGAATACGGTGACCGCGAAGAATACTTGGGCAAAGATGTTTTAGATTTCTTAGGATATTAAAGGTGAATGAACTAATCGATTTGCACGGTAGAAAGTTTGGCAGATGGACGGTTATTAAAAGGGCCGACGAACCCAGTGTACAGACTTTGTGGCAATGTCAATGTGCGTGTGGAAAAATTAAAGACGTTTGCAGTAAACATCTTAGAACCGGACAGTCTAAGCAATGTTTAAGTTGTGCGGGTAGAAACCGCAGAGTAAATCCAACATGGTGGCAACACTTAAGAAAGAACTAACAATGGTTAACCATACAGAAAAACAATTTACAATAAAATCCGGAGACGAAGCACCTAATTCTCGTGGATGGCTCATAACCTACAACACACGTAGAATACTGGATGACCGAATCTATTGGGATGACGAAAAGGCTGCGTATTTTACACTGGCGGAACACTTTAGGCAATTTGTGGACCTTTTAGAAGAGGTGGGGTATGTAAATTGTAGTAAACCAGTTGCTCACAAGGTGTGATTTTTGACGTAAACCCTTTGGGGGCAACGGGTTACGACGGCCCGGCCCGCCCCGCGACCCTAAGTCCTTTGGTGCCAACGGCTTACAACTATTTCTGTAAATTCGTCCGAATTGTTATTTTGAGCCAATTATTACTTACAATCTCTGCCGATATAAACTACAATGCACAGCCCGGCAGCGTGTGCTGCCAACACTCACCTTTTTTGGAGATTTTGGAGCTATGGAAACTTCAGTACAGAACGCAGTCGCAACCGTCAAAGCAAAATTCGATTTCAGCGTTGACAAAAACCCTTTGGTTGGTCTGATTGATGGTCAACTCGTGGAGACTGACCAGTACGGTTTGTTTCATTCAAAGGATGGATACCTGAACGGCGTGAAATCAGTTTCTCCACGTTACGTGCCGCATACTACCGATGATGTGGTCGCACTCACTGAAGCCGCCGCCGAAGTGTTCGACGGTCAGATTTCTGTCAAATGTCATTTCAACAATGGGCATTTTGTCCACATGAAACCGACTGACGGTGACCGTAGGAATATGTTCAACGTCGTGCAAGGTGATAACGTGTTCCCTCGTTTTATGGTTCGCGGTGGTTTTGATGGTCGCGGGTTCAAGGCTTCTATCGGATACTATCGGGATATGTGCGACAATCTGGCAATGATGCGAACGGTCGATGCGTTTTCACGTTCGATTCGTCACACTTCCGGATTGCGACATGCAATGGATGAACTGATTGGGACTTTCTCACAGTTAAAGGATTCGTGGTGTACTCTGACTGACCTGATAGCTCAGATGCAACAGCGAACGGTTAATATGCGAGAATTCCTGAGTGAAATCTATGGTGAACCTACTGATGATGCGGGTGGTCGTGAGATCACGATGCACCGCAGCAGGAACACAACAATCATGGATAGGTTGTGGAATGAACTCGGGAAGACCGGGCAAATTAAACTCAACCAGAGTAATGTCGATGGCATTCCCGCCTGGTTTGCTTATAATGCCGTGCAGGGTTATGAGCAGCACGATGCCATTCGTCGCAGGATGCGTGGCAATGAGGATTTTGAACGGATTCTTCGTGCTGCAAATTCGCAGGTACTCGCTGCGGAAAAACTAGCCCTCGCGGCATAGGCTTGGACGCCTATCCAGACCCCGTTCGGAGGATTCCGGGCGGGGTTTTTTTAGTAAAGAAATCGGTCGAAACCTTTACCAACAAACAACCGAAGTAAAGAAATCGACCTAAACCCTTACTACCAAAGGACTTAGGCTGGCCCGGCCCGCCGTGTCGCCGTAAACCCTGTTATACCAACGACTTAGGGCAATTCTTTTAAAAGTTCTTGACATGGGTTGATTAGCCTTGTCGGTTTTAATGGGATAGCGTAGAATGGGCGTGTGACGTTATAGGACTTACTTACATTAGATGTGGAGACAGTGAACGTGGCGAAAACTATGCAGAAGACAACGAAGGAAATGGAATTAGTCGAAGATCTAACAATTAACATCCCAAACACAGATGAGGGAAAATGGTTGAGAGATTCTTTACTTGTACATGCCCGTCATTATTGCTCTGCAGCAATAAACGATTGCAACAAACCTGAAGACGTAGGGAAAATTTCTAATCTCTTAATCTCAGTTCTGGAATCGTCAATTAACAAATAAAAACTAAGTGGTGACTCTACTCACTGGGATTCCTCAATCGTCCTAGTGAGCAGTATAACAGCCACGTCAGCCCGGCCACCCGCAGACCCCGCTTTCTGCATTATGGGTGACCGGGTTTTTTCGTCGGCTGATTTGTCCTGCCGCATCCCTGCGGATACGCGACTTGTTTAACTGCCAGCGGAAAATGGGCAAAATAGGGATGGTGGGACTCGAACCCACGACCACCGCTTTATAAGAACGGCACTCTTACCATCTGAGTTACATCCCCGTGGATCACCTGATCCTGACGGATCGCCAGTTGTTTAACAGTCAGCGACATTGTAGCATTTCCGCGTTTCTGTGTCAAGCCCAATCCGTCGCAATCGCCAGTTGTTTAACAGTCAGCGGTTATGATGGAAAATTATTTTGGACAAAATTGGAAAATATCACATTTTGTGGTTCCAAAAGGGGTGTCTCGCGTCTATTATAGGTAGAGCTTTTACTAATATTTATTCTGAGCGACAAGCGAAGAATGAACCTGTGTTTAAGTGTTTAAAATACTAGACGAGCAAAGCGAGCAACAACGAGCGAAGCGAAGCTGAGTGAGTTCCATAAGAACTTCAGGGGGAGGTCTATCAAAAATTTGATCCTTCTAGTCGGTCTATATATTAGATACAATACCAGACAGACAAATCGCAGTATTTTATAAGAAAAGGCTAAGAAGAATGAACAATGTGTACGAATTAGCCATATTAATAGTGGTAGCGTGTATCACAGTATGGTATTATAAAAAAGATCCTTGACTTAGTGTATAATATATTACTTAATGTTGGAGTATTTAGGATGGACTTTCTTAAGGAGATATTCTTTTTATAGAAGGGGGCTTTATATGCCTATTCCCGACATTTCAAATGGTTGGCACGTATTGCTGATTGGAATACTTGTATTCGTCGGCTACAAAGCGGTGCAGTTGTACCGCAACAACTAATTTGTGTAACTCATTCCTACAAGGACGCGGGAGTGAGTTTTTTTTATTTTATAACTTGACAATCTGATTCGGAGTATGTAATATGATAGATCCGGTGTTCAAAGAGTTAAAATTAATCAAGCCACTTCTGGCCTCGTTAGCTATCGCTATCTCCTTTCTCTTTATTGGGAATTTAGTGATAAATAGTAAGTGTGGATGTGGCGGTGAATGTGCATGTTACTGCAAAAAAGAATGCAATGATGGTTGTGAATGCGGTCTAATAGACTGTGAAGGAGGGGGCCATGAAGTTATTCCCAAATAAACCATGTAGACGTTCAACCCTTATTTGGGCAGTAGGCTGTTTATTCGGGTTAATAATTTCCCCATTAACTTATAATATATACAGTTTTTTCGTTCCAACGCCGGGTAATGTTGTTGCCCTTAATTCAGACACTATTAATAAGGTAGCACAAGCGTGCAAGCTATTACACCATAATTCTGATCTAATGGGTAGATATAGTCATTATACTACGCCTCACACTAAACAAGAGTTATTCTGTATGGAATGTTCAGGTAGTAAAGTATATGAGGATGACACCCTGTTGGACGAACCAATAGATGACGGAAAAACAAAGTTATCCCAAGTACACGATGACTCGTCAGAAATTAATAGTAGTGTGGGTCGAATTATTAATTCTCTCGCAATACAACATGAAACCCTAAGTATACATTTACAAAGATTGAGAGATCAGTCTTACCCTAAGTAATCCAATCGCCCGTAATGTTATAGTCAGCGACAAAGGAGTAGTTGTTGTGAAGAAATTTTTATTTATAATGATGTGTTTGTTGCCCTTGACTGTCATGGGTGATGACACTAAACCTAAACCTTTAACAGCTCAACAAGTTGCTCAAGATCGTGCCGACTATATGGCAAAGTATAACTACAGATGGCACCCTCCATACAATATTCCTAATAACCGTTTATGGAAAGTAGCACGCTTCGAAGGTGCTGGTTGGGGTGGGCGTTACCGTGATCCTAAAACTTTGGGAACATGTCGTCCTCGTTATAGAATGACACTTGTAGGTGACGCTTGGGCCAAAGGTAAATATGGTACATATCGTATTAGATTGTGGAGATAAATGATAATAACTGCTGTTTTCCTCGTGATGATCTCGCCAGTAATCCTTCCTTCCTGCGACTTAATAGCTTAAAAAACTCCAAAAACACTGGGTTTATCTAAAAAGGTCTACTTTTCTACCTAGTGCGGAGACCAAAAGGCTACTTTCCTACCTAATGCAGAGACAAAATAAGCTTAAAATCCCTGTTTGCGATCACCTTGCGTAAATTTTGATGCAAAAATGTCCAAAATTGACACTATTTCCTCTCAAATCAGGCGATTGCATAAAATTTATTGCCTCCTGCCCACCCTAAAATCCCATATTTGAGAAAATTGTACATATTTTGACTATTTATATTGTCTTATACTTATAGTAATAGTAGTATAG